GAAGCTAAGTGGATGCCGTAGTTATTATTTGAAGTATATGTTGTATTGTTCCCGTCAATCTGCAGATTTTCAACCCGACAACCTTGAACCGAGGTAAGAGCAATAACACCCTCACTAAAAGAACTATCCCACATCCTCTTTAGTATAGTGGCATTACCATTACCTCTAATAGATACATTATCCTTATTAACACGGATTCTACCAGTAATATTATAAGTTCCATCAAGGATAACGATTTCGCCGCCAGTTGCGGGCAAAGCGTTTATTGCATTATTTATTTCTACTTGGTCATTTGTTCCATCACAGAGATAATCACAATCTTTTTCTGTCCAACCAGATGTTGATGTACCGATTACAAATCTCGCTGTTTTTTTATGTTGCGTTCCATCTGACAAATGCCCATTCAGCCTCTCATGATTATCCAGTGTATTCCCTTCGATTCTGTTGAAATCATCAGCAGAAACTAGCATATTCGCGAACCACTGCTTAATACCGTTCCACATCTGCTTTCCTCCCTTCCATGCTCACCTTCAACCCTCCGTCATACTCGATATTCTGCATAGTTATAAAGAAATCCTCTCCCCCGTATTCATCAACTATTCTCACTCTATCTCCAAGTAATAACGCTGGATTACCTCGCCACTCTACAGTCAAATCTCTTCGCGGTTCTTTGAAATACGCAAGTAGATTATCTGCTATCTGCTGTGCCTGTTGTCTAGTTTGTACAAGTGGATTCTTCGGAAATGTATATTTAATCCTGCCATTTTCTCTTATGCTATCGTCATCTTTTGTGACTATTTTTTCAGCACCTTGTACCTTGAGTGGTTTCGCGTTGATGACAAGTTCAAATTCCCCTGCTACGCTACTTGTTACCTTGACATCAGCACCCCAGGAGTAATATGTTATATCTGATATTGTTCCTGTTCCTTCGATACTTGCTGTCGCCTCTATGCACGGTTCAACATTGTAATATGCTGTGAAGGATATCGTCTCACCTGCATCGATGCTGACTGGTTCATTAGACCGATAGACTTCTTCTGTCGGTGCTAGCCTTAATGGCTGTGTCTCAACTTCGATGTAATTTGCTATCTGCATATAGTTGTAGGGATTATCCTTCATGAAATAATCATCACGTGTAATGACTATGTCTGGCTCTGTTTTGCTCTGTAGATAGCTATATCCTTCCAGCCGGATTAATCCATCCCTATCACAATAGCATTGGCCTAAGCAGGCCTCTGCTATCTTCCTGAGTGCCTCTCTGTGGCTCTGTGGCGTGAAATAAGCATATGGTATAACTATATTTTGTAATTCTTCATCTACAAAGTACTCCTCCGGCTCTAACCCGTAATCTTCTAACACATCTATAGCAAGCTCATACAGTGTTACGTTTTGCCTTACTTGACTATTACTATATGTTGACTGAGCAAGGAGTTCTAGTCCGTCTCTGCCTGTTGTCTGTACGTATATTTCCCCTTCTGGTGCGGTCCAATCTCCGCTCCAAAAGGTGCCAAGCGGGACCCATTCTTTAATTTCTGTATCATAAAAAGGAGCATTGGAATTATACCATGCCTTAATTTCCTCTTCTGTGGCAGCATATGGAAGGATGAGGAGTTCGTCGAAGAGGGCACCATAGTTAGTCACGGTAGGCAATGCCGAAGGCAAGGAGTCCGGCTCAACGTACTGGCGCTCGCCGATAAACTCACCATTCACGTAGTAGCGATATACGCCAGCGTCAGTATCCCAGGTCAGCGTGTGCATGGCCCATTGACCTGCAACTATAGTACCAGTAGGCGCACTGGGGCCACTATTATCAGGCCCGAAATCCCACTTCGAAAACCCTCTTGCGTCGAAGAACAGAAGAAATCTACCCGTAGAGAGGTACATCAAGAAAAAGTTGTTAAAATCAACAACAGCGTGCGGGTTAATCCACACAGAGAGAGTGCCGCGCTTCTTGTCAAGAAGCTGGGGATAACGCAATACTCCCCACGCCCTCGTCCCGTCCACAAAAGAAGTTGCGAAGGGCTTGGCTTCAAACTGGATATCGGATATCTCAAGCAAAGTGTATTGCCCTGTATTTACTATAATTGAAATAGATGGAGTTAAACTGGTATTATTGCCACTGTTGACTGTCAGTGAGACGATTTTGCCTACATCGGCAGCGGTGATATGTCTTTCAATTAGGATTGACCCATTATCGCCCTGTCTCACCCCAACCCATATTTCGTGCCCTACAACACACTGCCTCACTCTAAAGGAGAATGTATACTCAGTGTTTGGCGTAACGTTTTGCACCCATGGCCAATAATATTCGTACTGATTGTTTGCTGTGCCGGTCGCTTCCACCTTCCAGTGATGATTGCTATACACTGTTCTCTGGCACCAGTCAAAAGACTGTCCCCAGTTTTCTCTAAACCATCTTGGGGAAGGTATTAAATTCGTCGTCCCCTCTTCCACTGCTACTGCTCCACCGAATTTGCCTTCATTTGGTCTAAGTGTATATACTGCACCTGATAATGGCTGAATACCATCTGTGCTGACGACCGAACGGTCAAAATGCCACAGGTGGCCACCTATTGGTTTAGGATTAATTATTTGTGCAGGTTCGCCCCTTAGCCATGCTTTAATTCGCCTATTCGGTTTTAACAACTGATACAAAGGACTCTGCCTATTTCCTGCATCAAACCTGCCATTTTCATTGACTAATCGTATATCAATTTCATTAGATGATATGTTTCCGACAGGTAGACTACCTTGACTAACCTCCCGTTCTTCGAGGAGATTAATAAGTAGAATATCGTCTGTCTCATAAGTTTCCTGTATTAAGGTGAAAAACTCTAATATCTTAACTTGTCTATTAGCGTGAGACCACTTCGTGATGATTAATTCCATTTTTGTAATCTCATTGACACGTTCAATATCAGTAGACCAGAATATTTCTGTATTACCTGTTACAGTTTCTGTGTACATGAGTGTATCATTGCTATATAGATTAATTTCAAAATTAACAGGCCATTCTTTACGTTTGTTATCTGCTATAACCTGTAAGCTATGTATAGGGCGGGGGGCAAAAGTAACCGATAGCGTGGGATAAGGTGCTGTGTAATTTCCACTACTATCTGATAACTGGCTACCCCACCAGCCCATTTGCAATTGTTCCGATTCCTCCGGTGTTGGTGCTAATACATATGTGCCATCTAATACCCAGGAACCGTCAAGAGACGCTATTTTCCCATAAGGTTCCTGAATACTATCGGCAACCTGCTCTGGATATGAATAATTAGCGTTTTCGCTGGTAGATACTTGTATTGACTGGTCAATGAACGGATCGGCATAGTCAACCTGTATTTTAGCATGTATCCGGCGAGATTGTGCTTTCATTTGATTATGGAAATCTTGGCTAACTGGATACATGGTTATACTTCCTCCAGTACGATTGTAATATCTTTAGTGTATTCAGGTTTTGGGTTATAGACACTGCGTGGTAGAGATTGTATATATACTTCGACAGAATGAATTCCTGTAACATCCTCATACTCAAAGGTAACTGGTTCCCCAGTTCTATATGCATTGATGAAGGTTAAGGCATCAGCAGGCAGAAGGCCAGCATAAGACAGAGTAAAAGTTTTCTTAATTGCAATTATATCTTTTACAAGTTTACCGCTGACAGTTCTTTCTGCTCTGGATATTTCTATTTCATCGATTTGGACATCTGTTTCCGGAATTGGTATCTTGGTTCCGTTAAGCTTAAGATTTATCATGCCTGACTCACCCCTAACCTCAAGTTTTCCTGTATCCTAATGCTTTGTAGTTTCCGCTCAAGTTTTTTCAGCCCTAAATCATCAGCGACAAGTGTTCCTATTTGCAATTTGACTTCAATAGGTCTCTGAGCTACAACTTGCTGTTGTGGCATATTTGCTGCTATAGCCTGGCCTAGTACAGATAGAGTATTTTTGTTCAGAGGCAATACAGCTTCATCGTCTTTGCCTTCGCCTATCAGTGCCAAAGTGGGACCTGTTACAATCCCGCCGGTCGCGAGGCCTCGAATTACTGCTTTTATGGCCTCAAAAGTCGCCAACGCCGGTGCTACAGCTGCGGCAATTTGCGGTATCCAGGCAAGGGAGGCGCCAAATGTTGCAGGGGCCTGAGCCCAGGATATTGCTATACCTGCCAGCTGTTGAGCAATTACTTGCTGTTCCAAAGTGGTTATTATATTTAGCAGCATTTCTTTGAGCGCTTCTTTTAATGTTTTTTGTCCAGATACAACTGAATCAGCAAATGATACTATAGCCCTTGCAGCACTTTTTGAGGCCTGTTCTGTATTGTTTTTGAGCTCTTTCATGTATGCAACCACAGTATCTTTCCAGGTGCCGATTATTGTTGACATTGTGTCGCCATAGCCTTTATAGAATTTTGCCTGACTTTTCATTAATTCTCGTTCTTTGATAGCATAATACTCAAGTATAGCCTGCTTCGAAGCCCCTAATTCTTTAGCTCTTGCAAGGGCTCTTTGTTTTTCTCTTTCTAATAATTCTTCTCTAGTTGCAGTTAATTCAAATAACTTATCCTGCCATGACTGTTCAAAATCAGTTCTAATTTTGTTCTTTTCTTCTGCAGCTCGTATTTCGGCTTCAATTTCTCTCTGCCTGGCCTCTTCTTCTTTACGACGTTGTTCTTCCCGGATCTGTTGTTCTTTTTTGCTATAGTATTCAATTATCGCGGTTTTGTCAGCTCCTAGTTCTTCAGCTTTAGCCAAGGCTTCTTCCTTTTCTTTTTCCAGTTTCTCTAACCTGCTAGCAGTCAATTCAAATAACTTATCCTGCCATGACTGTTCAAAATCAGTTCTAATTTTGTTCTTTTCTTCTGCAGCTCGCATTTCGGCTTCAATTTCTCTCTGCCTGGCCTCTTCTTCTTTACGACGTTGTTCTTCCCGGATCTGTTGTTCTTTTTTGCTATAGTATTCAATTATCGCGGTTTTGTCAACTCCTAGTTCTTCAGCTTTAGCCAAAGCCTCTTCCTTTTCTTTTTCCAGTTTCTCTAACCTGCTAGCAGTCAATTCAAAGAGTTTTTTGTTCCACTGCTGTTCAAATTGTTCTCTGAGTTTAGCTCTTTCTTCAGCCTCTTCTTCAACAATCTCAGTCTGTTTTTCCTCTTCCTCTGCTGTAACATCAGTTCTGTATTGATTTTCATCAAGTGTAATAGTTGACTGTTGTTTTTGCCCATCTTCGACTATTTCAACTTGTTCATAAGTTTCTTCTTCAATAGCCTTTGTCTGGCCTTTTATTGAGGCTATAACACCTTTTACATCGTTTGCAATTGCTGTTCCCATATCTCTAAAAGCTACTTTTGTTCCTTCTATAGCCATAGAGACTCTTTTCCCGTTTTCTTCTGCCGCTTCTTTTAGCTCTGCAATTTTAGCAGCTGAAGCATCTGCACTGTTAGATATATTATCTTTTAACCCTTTAAATTTATCTCCTATTCCAAACGGGAGTTTTTCAAGCACTCCCAGTTTTTCCAGCATTGCGTCAATAACATTCAGGACTGTTGCTTTCATTTCTTCAAAAACTATTGCAATATTTAGACCCAATTGTTTTGCAGAGGCTTTGATAAGCTCCCAAATGTTTATGAGTGCATTTTTCGTTTCGTTCCAGTTTCGATATACTTCAACGGCAATAGCTGCAAAAGCCGCTACACCAGCTACAGCTGCAACTACTGGCAAAGATATGCTTGTGATAGCCGGAATAAGCGTCTTGCTGATAAACGCGGAGAGTTTGCCAAAGGCCTGCACAACAGCCCCCGCTCCTGTGGCCATTTGACCAATCAGAAGTAGAACGGGGCCTAGAGCCGCAGCAATCCCGCCGACCACGACAATGGTCGTCTTGAGCTTAGGGTCCAATCCAGCGAGCCTGTCCGCAAACTCGCCTATCTTCTCAATGACAGACAGCAAAGGCGGTAACAGAATCTCCCCAAAGGTAATGGCAACCTCTTGGAGCTTATTACGCATGATTTCTATCTTAGACGCTGTGGTCTCATACCTCTGTGCAGCTTCATCGGTAAGCGCCGTATTCTCTTCCCACGCCTGGGTACCGAGTCGAATTGACTCAGTGAACAAATCACCAGCGCCGGCAGCACGGAGTAAAGCATCCCGCATCCTAACTTCGGTGATACCCATATCATCCAGCACTTTAATGGCACTGATTCCTTGCTCTTCAGTCCGCTGTAATCCGCTAATGAAGGCTATGAGGGCCTCCGCAGCGTTTTCGCGGAATTGTCGAGCAAATTGGTCCGCGCTCATGCCAGCAACAGCGGCGAACTGCTCCAACTTCTCGCCACCAGTCTCGGCTGCCAGCTGCATATTGACCATTACCTTGCTAAATGCCGAACCGCCAGCCTCAGCAGCGATACCTACGGAGGATAGTGTGCCGGCGAGAGACAATATCTCAGCTTCAGTCATTCCGACCTGTTTTCCGGCTCCGGCTAGGCGCAGCCCCATTTCAACGATTTCTGCTTCAGTGGTCGCCAAATTGTTGCCCAACGCCACGATAGTGGACCCCAGCCTGTCGAACTCGGACTGAGGCATCTGTGTAATGTTGGCCAGGCGAGCGAGAGATGTAGCCGCCTGCTCGGCACTCATATTCGTACTCTCGCCCAGGTCAATCATGGTCCGCGTAAAGCCAAGTATATACTCATTGGCTATACCTAGCTGACCGGCCGCCTCGGCCACTCCTGCGATTTCGACAGCAGAGGCTGGAATTTCCCTGGCCATATCGCGAATCCCTTTGGAGAGAGCGTCGAATTCTTGTTCTGTCGCATCTACCGTCTTACGAACTCCTGCAAAAGCGCTTTCAAAGTCAACGGCACTCTTAGCAGCAACACCACCAAGAGCCGCCAGTGGGGCAGTTAGGCGGGTGCTCAAGGTCTTGCCTACGTCTGTAAGTTTCTTGCCCGCGTCCTGCAGCTTTTTACCCATCTCCTGCGTACGCTGATTGAACTCGTGGTTCTGCAGGTTGACCGCCTTTAACTGTTTCTCGTAGTTTTTTAGCTGACTTTCTGTCTTGATAAGCTCGCGCTGGAAGGCTCGGTATTGCTCTTCACTAATCTTACCTTCCTGAAACTGCTGATTTACCTGTGCCTGAGCTTCCTTTAGCCTATTCAGTTTCTCGCGAGCATTTTCAACTTGATCGGCAAGGAGTTTTTGTTTCTGCGCCAAAAGCTCGGTATCGTGGGGATTGAATTTGAGCAGCCGCTCAACTTCCCGCAGCTCCTTGGATATTTCTCGTGATGTTTTATTGACATCCTTCAACGCCGCATCAAGCCCTGTGGTATCTGCGCCTATTTGGACTGTGATTCCACGTATTGTCGCTATGATAATCACCCCCTTGGGGCTATGATAATAGCCTGTCTATGTCTTCCTGAGTAGCTTGCCTTGTACCGCTATTTTTCTTTTTGCCAATATGAATATCAATCATTTCAATAAAGTCCCGTACTCTCAATTCATTAAGCTCTGAAAACGACAATCCAAGGTGCTTTGCATTTGATAGTAAAATTAAATCAAGCCTATCAGATATAGGCTCATTCTCCCTTTGTTTTGCTTCCTCCAGCTCCTGCGGAACGAAAAAACCCGTTTGTAGCTTCCTCTACTACGTCCAACCAAAGCTGTTGGTCTGCAAAGTCTATTCCATCCAACCCTGCCAGCCACTTTTCAAAATCAGGGAATTGTTTGCCAAAGTTATCTGCTTTGTTCATTGCATAGATAAGCTGTAATATCTTGATAGAGTCAAAGCCGGTAAAATCTCCACCGGCCATGCCAGCCATGTCCTGAAAGCTAACTAAATCTTCGATTAAGTCCTTGTCAAAAGCCTGTCTGTAATACAAAAGGGCCAAAGGTGATGCCTTCAGCCCTATCTCTTTATCCCCTATTTTAACTGTTCTCATGCAATACCTCCTCCCCCTGGTTCTGTGATTGTGTCGGGCAATGTTACTGTATCAAAGAAAGCGTCATATACCGCCTGATTGGTTTCATTAAGTTCGATAACTCCCTTGATTAGCTTATTATTCTCAAGCGGGAGTATCGTCAGGCTTACAGTGTCAGTAGTAGGAGTCACGCTTGCTTCAGTAGTACTGCTTTCCTGCCCAGGCCTGCTGGCTTTGCAGCGATAATATACAAACCGCCTATTTCTCTTGTCGCCCTGGATTTGCCCCATTAAGGCAAATTCCTTCGGCTCATCGTCAGCAGACTCTACCAGCATTCCGTTTGAATCAATTGTCATCCCTAACATTTCTGCAAGGATATCGTCAGGGATATTAGCTACTTCCAATTCCCCAGTATAACCGTTGTTTGTTGTATGAGTGAAATATTTAGTATTGTCAGCATAAAATTCTGATTCCTCTCCCTCTGGAGATGTTGAAAAACTTACTGCCCCCTTTATTGGGATTGGAGTATCCCAAGAAGGATTTTCTGGTGTTGACTCATCAGAGAAAAAAGCAACATGGACCTGTTCAAGCCCGTATTTCACTTTGTTTACACTCATTTAGTTCAACCTCCTATTATTTGAAATTCATAAATAACCTGATATAAGTCTTCACTATCTAAAAAAGTCTCCACTTTGGTATAAGGAAGACGTAATTCTTTAAGTTTGTTTTCGATTTTTTGTTCATCAGGCGGATACTTTATTGAGTTATAATATTCAAGCTGATATTGCCCTACATCTTGATAGTTTTGGTTATCGGCTATCATGTCGTTATTATAAGCAAAGTTAACTGTGCAAAAAGGTATTGGCGGTTTAGACTTAAAACTTCCGTAGGTACAGGAAAAACCCAGGGCTTTTATTTCATTTATTAGATCCATGTAAGTCATAGCTAACCACCGCCATTTTTGATGATTTTTTTAATCCGCTTCTCCATCTCCGGTACATGCCGGTCATAAGCAGGCCTTAGATGCGGTATAGCTGGGGCGCGGCTGCCATCTGCGTTTGCATGTCCAAATTCAAGGAGATGCACTATACCGGGTTTTTCTTTGTTATATATGGTGTACTTTATCTGACCGCTGGCTGTGCTCTTCTTTCTGGCCCAGCCTTTTTTATATTCTCCTGTCTTTACTGGAGAATTTGCTTTTACTTCGTTTAAAACTGTTCTAGCAGTATTGTTTACTTCCGCCTCTATTGCTTTGCTAACGTCTTCTGTATATTGCTGTATCGCCTGAGTTATTTCAGCAGTTAGATTATCGATACTTACTTTTTTAGCCATTTGCAGCCACCTTCTCACAAGTTAGCTCTATCTCCTCAAAACCTGTTGCATACGTTCTTATGACTTTATATATTTCGCCTTCAAATTCTACTTCTTGCTCGCCTTCATACTCGTAACCATGTATTACAAAAATAATTGAAGGCTTTAGCCCGGTCATAGCTGCATTGTAAAATTCATTCCTACCGATAGATTTCACATTACACAGCACCGGTTTTCTGACCTCAACTGGAACCTGATTACCCCACTCGTCTTCTTCGTAAATATGCCCAATTAAAATTAATTCATGGTCATATGTCATTGTCATCACTTTCTTTATTTGCGTGAATCATCAAATTGTGAAGCCTGAACTGTAAATGTCTTGGCATAGCGCCTTCACTGTCTCTGTTCTGATACCGCCATGTAGAATAATCTACCACAAACATCAAATGATAAGGGTTAGCATCATCAAGCACTAACCCTTGCGCGTCCTCCAATTCTGTTATTACCCCTTGTACGATTGCCTCGATATACGAATCTCTGACGTTAGTTGTAATTCCGAGCCTTGCTTTAACCAATTGTAATACTGTTTCTGTATTCATTACATCACCCCTCAAGGGCGGCGATTATTTCTGCTTTAGTCATTCTATTGTTCAGCCCTTCGATTCCTTTTGCCTCCGCGTATTCCAGCAGTTCTGCTTTTGTCATATTTTCCAGGTCTACTGCTATGGGCTCTACTAAAATACCATGAGCGGTAGAGTTTATTTCCTCATACCGCTCATGAGTTATATCTATTATCTGCCCAGTTTCGTATATTTCTTTTGTATATTTGTCTCTAAATTTCCTTAAAACCTTTACTTTCATTTAATTCAACTCCTTAGGCTTCTTCAGGTTCAGGAGCATCTTCGATAGTTACAAGGACGAATGCCTCAGGCTTAACTGGTTTACCGTCAAATCTGCCTTTTCCTCTAAATGCTGTCTGGTCTTCTGCAAATTTTACATGTATAGAGTTGTCGATAGTAATATTTTCTCTTTCCACAAGTGTGTATTTTGAAAAATCACCGAATAATACTGTATCATCATCAAGGTTGTTATTGAACACTACTCTAAGTCCTACTAAATCAGGCTGTCTTAGGTTTGGTAATTTTCCTACTACGTTACCGTTGCTGTCAACTTGTATGCTGTATTCCACAAGTCTGTTGTAATAAGTTGAACGCTTCATAACTGCTACAATTTCACCTACGCTGTCCTCTCCTGTGTCAATCAATCCAACCTTTTTTACAAGGTTTTTAAGTAAGTTCTCATCTGCTGCAACTTCAACTACATTTGAAGTTGATAAATCAGGACTTGCTGTATTGTCCTCTAATCTAGTTATAATTCCTAAAGGTTGTTTGTTTGCTGTACCAGTTCCATTTAATATAGCTGCATCTAATGCTTTTGCAATAGCTCTTGCGATTTTGTTAGTTACATAGTTATCAAGATTAATAATACTGTCTTGCAATAGGTAGTTATCAACGAAGGTAACTTTACCTACTTTAAAACCATCAAAGTCAATATTTGTAATTGTTCCCACATCCCCAGAAGGAATGGCTGCGCTTTGTTCAATCCATGTTGCTGGAGCAGTGTCTGTATCTACAAGTATTCTAGTGGTCCCCTTTACCTGAATTTTGTCTACCAATGGGTAAAGAGTTGTGTAATCACCCATAATGTCCATAATTCTGTTTACTACAATGTCTGGAATCGTTAGTTCTCCGCCTGTTACAGCTCTTAAGTTCCTGAATTTTTCATAAAATTCTCTGACTTCTTCCCTTTCATAGTATTCCCCTGTTCTAAGTAATTCCCTTACTTGCATTCTGTTCATATTCTCATTTCTCCTTTCCATTTTTTTTGAATCTCTTTTGTCGTTTTTAGGCTCTTTGCTGTTCAGCTCTTCAAGCTCACTTTCCAGCTCAGCAATCTCGCTTTCTAGCTGAGATTTCTTTTCATCCAACTCTTTCTTTTCATCTTCAAGCTTGCTTACTTCTTCCTCTACTGCATTCAACTCTTCGTCTGTTTTAGCCTCATCTAATGCCTGCTCAAGTTCGGCTTCTCTGGTTTTTAAATCTTCTTCTTTTGCCTGCAACTCGGCAAGCTCTACTTTCCTCTGTTCAATTTTTTTGCTTATCATTAATTGTCTTAACATATATTCCTCAACCTCTCTTTCAATTTATTTTTTCTTAATTCAAGTTGTTTTTGTTTGTATTGCTCATAATCTTTTTTTCTAGCGCTTATAGAAGTAGTTGGATAAGCAGGAAATGTTACTGGAGACACTTCTTTTAAGTCAATTTCCCTCAAAATAAACTTAACTGTTCCATCTTCTCTATTCTCTGTCTCTTCTTTGATAATATTAAAGCCAAAACTACAAGCGTTTATGTCTCCTCTTTCTATTCTTGCTAGAATATCCATGGCTTGCTTGTCGTTTTGGTTTATTTTTACTCTACCATATACACCTTTTTCATCTGCTTTTAGTTCAAGTGTTCCGTTGCCTGTTCGACCTAACACAATACTTGTGTCATGATTGAATAAACACCTTATATCGTTATTTTTTAGGCTGTTTACAACTGCTTCAGGAACCACTTCTTCATATACGCCTGGCCATAATTCAGTCTCTTCGTTAAATCTTATAAAGTAACCCTCTATATATCTGTTTTGTTCTTCTTGCCTAACCTTAAAATCTGTTTTAAAATACATTTCTCTAGTTTGCATTTCATCACCTCCTTTAAAGAATATAAAAAGTCTGCTAAAAAATAGCAGACTTTTTATATCTAGTCTTTTTTAGATAACTTATTTTGATTTCCTATATCCTCCAACTTAATATAATTTTCTAATAATATTAATTCACTTAGACCTTCTTTAGGACTAAAACCAATTAAATCTCTTACTTCGTTTCCTGTAACAATCCCTTTTACATATAAATTACTGCCCATTTCCGCTAATTCTTTTAAGTCATATGCATAAAGCGAACGCGGATTAAATTTAAAATATAAATCTGGACTGTATAAAAGTTTTCTTGTTAACTCCTGTTCAATCCCTTTAGCTAGTGGGAGAATTGTAGAATTAATAAAGTTGTTATACTCCTCTTTGTTGTACTCGCCAACACCCAGCATAAAAGCAGGCACTCCAAATATACCTGCTATTGTTCGTTTATCAAGTTCTACTGCCTCGTTTATTGCTATATCTTTTAAACTCAACGGTTTTATCTGCTCTACATCTAGCATTTCAGCAGGAATTATCCAGGGTCGGCCTGCTTTTGTCGTTTCTAGGTATTTCTTAAATACCTCATTTCTACCTTCTTCGCTTGCCAATTCTGCTGTCATAGCATCAACTTTTACAATTAGAGACGGCATGTATTTCCCGCTCATAAAGGCCTTTTTCGTTGCTGTGGCCTGTTTTAGGTTGTCTACTATGTCTTTTATTGCCACTTTATAGCCTGTTCCTATCCACGGACGCAATGGATTGGGATTGATTGTAAAGTGCAATACTTCGTCATACCTGTATGTCTGCCCTTTGTAAATGATATTGTATCCGTCTTCGGTATCGACAAATGATATAGAATGAGGATTAAGCGGTATTAACTCATCTATTAACCCCTCTCTCATCTTTGGATATACAACCGCATTGCCTTCTCCTTCTAATAACATTGTATAAACTATGTTATACATCCATGCTTTTCTTGTCATCAGGCTGTAAGGGTTAATATCAATTTTCCTAGACAATTCATTTCTAATCCTTATATCTCCATCTTCTGTGTTTTGCATCAAATATATAGTCATAGAAGATATAAGGTCTGCTATTTTACTAACAGCTATTTTTACTTCTGGATTGTCGGATAGTTTTGTATATCCTGTAAGTATTGATATATCTTCGCCAGCCATGAATAAACCAATATAATCGGGTTCAGTTCTTGTTTTTATCTTATCTCTCATATTTTTAAACCATCCCATCTACTCACCGCCTTTCAGCCATTTTCTGGCCAATTCACTTTTTTGCATACTCTTTAACATTTGCATTGCTGCAAATACTGTTGCGTCAAATATATCTATCCTTTGTGTAGGTTCTACTTTTTCATATTTTACCGCATCGTCAGTTTGCTCTATTGCTCTTACGTTTTGCACGCAGTATTCAAATGCCTCTGAATGCAGATAATAAAATTTACCATCTTTTACTTTTTTCTCTATTCTTCTAAAACCTTCCGATTTCAAGTAATAAAGTTGTGGAGTATCTTCTATCCTGAACCTGTGCATTTTCATACCAAGAAAGAATTCTCTACCAAATTTCCTGTCAAAACCAATTTGGTCGATTATAAAGCCTTTGTCCCGCATTTCTACAAACCATTTGATTACATCGTCATAGTTTATGGTTGGCGTATTGCACATAGTAAGCCATCCATCATCTTGCCAGCCAAAAAGCGGAATGTTATCCTCTTCGGCTTTTGTATGCGCTGCTACTATAGGAAACCATGCATGGGTTATTGCTATATCTATATCGTTATAGGTACCATATAGTGCCGCTGCAGTTAAGTCGTGCATTTTGGATAGGTCTGCACCACCATACCATTTAATCGGTAATTTAGCCAGTTCCTCTATGGTCCAATTATATCTCCTATCACTAGCCCTAAATTCATCAATGTTGAAGTATGACTTCATTGCACTTGTGTATATGTTTAGCGACTTCGCCAGAAAGTCTTTGCGCTGCTGTGGGTCGTTTTGGGCCTGGAGAGCATCATTCATGATGTCCTCTGGCCGGATAGTCACGCCATAATTCGGATTAGCTTTTTCGTGTTCAATCGGGTTAGTATAATCGACACTACCGTCCTCTTTTTCATCGGCTTTAGTGATAAAAACGAAGTATTGTTCGTCTTTTACGGTGCCATCCAAGATTTTCTGGCAGTACTTCAGCCGGTTATAGCAAAAAGAGTTCATGTTATCCCCGGCCGTGGTAATACCTATCATCAACTTATTTGTATATGCTTTCATGGCTTCTTTGATAACATTGTACTGTTTTGGGGATTTATAGGCATGTAGTTCATCAGCTATAGCCACGTTACAGTTCAAACTATCCTGGGCATCTGGATTTGCTGCCAGGGCCTCAATATGAATACTGCCTTTTCCTATTTCGCCTACAATAGATTTTTCCTGATTGTTGTTTCTAATCCTGAAGTTTTCCTTTTCACCCATCTGGTCAAGATTAAACACAATATAATCAAATGACTGGCTAGCTTGCCTCAATGCCGCACCCACTATATAAACTGTAGAGCCAGATAGTCTTTCTAATAAAGCCAATGCCCAGGCCAATGCTGCAGCCATTCTAGTTTTTCCGTTCTTGCGCGGAACCTTTATAAAGGCTTCTTTAAACCTTCTTATGATCGTGCCTTTATGAAAAAAACCTAGGATATTATAAATAATAAATTTCTGCCACGGCTCTAATAAAAACGGCTCTCCTCTTAACGGAGTGCCGTCTAATCTTTGTCCTTTGTCATGCACAAAGGTTTTTTCTATTATCTGAATGACAAACTCTGCATCCTTAGGGTTGAAATCATAAATAGGGTTTTTTAAATCTTTTTTAAATCGCTCGCAGGCCTGGATAGTTTCTCTACAGGCAATCTTCTTCCCTGTTAGTATATTGTCTACATACTCCATTACCACATCATAATTTTTGTATTTTTTCATTTTTTATCAAGCTCGCTCAACACGCTCGCAAGCTTTGAACCACTTTGTTTTTCTGCCGTTACTTTTTCTAAGGCCCTAGGGTTTAAACATAGCATATTAGAGTATGTAGCAATATCTACTCTAAGTTTTTCTATAGCTGTCAACAGTGGAGTTTTTCTCATGTTAGTAGCTCCAGCTTTGTTGGTGTATTCTTCTTCTACTTTGTATCCGCTGGCTTCAAACTGCTCCATGAATACTTCATACTGGTGCAACATATCTACAAATATATCTATGGTAGTTTTGTATTCTGGTTTATATACTCCAAGCTCTTCCATATGTTTTTTTACTTGGTTTCTGATAGTGTTTTTCTTCCTCGCCAAGCTCATCACCCCACTTTCAAAAAAACTCGCGCACTTGGAAAGAGT